GTGGTGCTGGTGTAGTAGGCATTGATACGGCGAAAAGTGATACATATGTTAATATGAGAGTAATTAGAAATGCAACAAATCCAAGTGACAAAGATTTGTATCTTCAATATGGAGCAGGTACTACTAGTTCATTACGTATGTATTCAAATAATGTCGAAACAATGATATTAAAAGGTGGTAATGTAGGTATTGGTACAACTGCTCCAATATCTCTTTTACATGTTAATGGTAATATCACATTACCATATGGAAACTATATTGGATCAAATCAAAATTTTCCAAAACTTATTGAAGTACTTTGGCAAAATTCTCAAGATCAAGTTGCTTTTTATACACCAGGAGCAAATAATGGTACAGCCAAAATGTGTCTTCAACATAATGGTAATGTAGGTATTGGTACAACTGCACCTTCTGGGACATTAACAGTAGTAGGTTCAGGTAATGGTGGAACTATTCGTATTTACCCTACTACTCCTAGAGGTGAAACAAATCTTGCTTTTTATGAAAGTACAACAGACGGGAGTAATTTATGGTTCATGGGACAAGGCCCTTATAGTAATGGAACTAATTTCTGTATAGGACAAACTGGGTTTGGTGGTCCAATGATGGTATTTACGACTGCAGGAAATATAGGTATAGGTACAAGTGCACCTAGTTCTAAATTAGATATAGTAAGTAGTTCGCCAATAGTTACAATAAGAGAAAGCAGTGGTGTTAGCGGAAAAATTTATTTCGGAAATGGGAGTCATGGTGTGGGGAGAAACGCATCTATTGGTACATTGACAGGTGGAAATGATGTAGCTTTATGGACAAATGGTGCCGGAGCTTCAATAGGATTTGCTACATTACTTACTGAAAGAATGCGTATTACAGATGCTGGTAATGTAGGTATTGGTACAGCTGCTCCAAGTAATACATTAGATGTATCTGGTACAGGTAGAATTACAACGTCACTTACTACAGGTGCAGTTTATTCTACAAATATTACATCAACAAATATTGTTGGGACAAATTTTAGTGGTGGAACTCTAACGCTTTCCACAGGTTTAACATCTGTCAGTGCTCAAATTACGAATGAGAATGTTACAACTTCAACTATTGCTACAGCTCGTATAACAACTAGTTTATTAGCAATAGGAAATAGTAATACAATAGGAAATATTTTTACTACAGGTGGAAATGTGGGTATTGGTACAACTAGTCCACAAGCATTATTGCATTTACATAATACATCAATGCCTGAATTAATATTATCCAGATATACTTCAAATATTCAAGGTGGAAATTTAAATCATGGAGAACTTGTTTGGAAATCATTAAATCGTGGTGTTGATAGTGCTATAATACGTTCGACATCACAAGCAGTCGATGGATTATTAGGATTTGATGATGCAGGACGTTTAGAGTTTTTAACTAGTTCTGGTCCTGGTGCTTCTCTTCGCATGGTGATTTCAGAAAGTGGAAACGTAGGTATTGGTACTACTAGTCCAAATAATACATTAGATGTATCTGGAACTGGTAGAATTACAACAAGTTTAACAACTGGTGCATTATACTCTACAAACATTACATCAACAAACGTTGTTGGCACAAATATAAGTGCAGGTACATTATCTTTAAGTAATGTTAATGTTTCAACTGCAACTATTGGGTCATTATATAATTCTAGTCACACGATTGTTGGTACATTAGGAAGTTACGTTACTTCACCTAAAATTTGGATGTATGGTAGAGGAGATACTACTAATCCACTATATGTTATTCAACCATACGATTCTGGAAATATTGGTATGGGATTAGGAGCATACTTTAATGCATCTGGTACACCAACAATGTCAACTACTAGCACAGGTTGGTTAATTGGAAAAAATCCATTTGGATTTGGTGTTATAAAGTGTTCAGGTTCAGTTGGTTCAACTGCAACAGTATCTTATCCATTTACAATTTATAATGATAATAATGTAGGTATAGGCCATAATATTCCAAAATCAACTTTACATTTATCTCCAAGTAACAATAATACAACAGGAAACATTCTTTTTGAAGCAGGTTTTACTAGTGATGGTGGTAACGCTGGTTGGACAGCAATGAATTTTAATGGATATAATAATGCTGGTGAACAAAGAATTAATACAAATAAAAATAGGTGGAGATTAGTAGTTGATCAAAGAAGTACAGATGATACTATGTTTATTGATACATTTAACGGAAGCACAGGTACAACTTTAATGACATTTAAAACGTCAGGTAATGTAGGTATAGGTACAACTGCTCCAGGATCTGCTTTACATGTTACTGGAACAATTGGTGCTTTACCTATAGGAACTGGTATACATATGGGAACTGATTTTGTTAATAATGCAAGTATTATACAAATAAATCAAGGGGGAAGTACTTCTGGATTCTCAATAATAGATTTTGGGTATTCAAATACAAATTATGTAAGTAGAATTATACATGATAATACTGATAAAAGATTAGAATTTGTTGTAAATGCTGGAACGACAGCAATGACATTAAGTAGTTCTGGGAATGTAGGTATAGGTACAACTACTCCAGTATATACATTAGACATAACTGGTACTTGTGATGTGTCAACTTCTATTACTACTGCTGCATTATATAGCACAAATTTAACATCTACAAATATTGTTGGAACAAATATTAGCAGCGGAACGCTAACGCTTTCTACAGGTTTAACATCTGCAAGTGCTCAAATTACGAACGCAAATGTCACGACTTCGACAATTGGTACAGCTCGTATAACAACTAGTTTATTAGCTACAGGGAATAGTAATACAATAGGTAATATCTTCACTACAGGTGGTAATGTAGGTATTGGTAAATCTTCACCATCAACTACATTAGATGTAAATGGAACAATTAGATCTTCTTATGAAATGATAGTTGGTACATCGGGAAGTTTAGTGAATTATCCAAAACTTAACATGTTTTTTACATCTAATTTAACACATCCTATAATAAGTATGGGAGCTTTTGATAGTCTTAATCCGGTGGTGGCTTTTGGTGCGTATCTTAATACAGAAGGATCAACAATTATGTCATCTAGTACTACCGCGTATTCAATTGGTAGAACTGCAGATACCTTTATCATACGAGGTTATAATGGTACTTTAGGATCATTAGCAAATACTACGACTGCAGGAGTATTAAGAATTAAATCAGGTAACTTTTCAATCAATACAGACATCGAACCATTTACTACATTATCTATGAACGGTGGCACTGTTGGAAATGGTGTTGTCCAAATAGTATCACTTCCGAGTACAGTTAATGGTGGTAGAAGTCAAGACGGTATTTCTCTAAAAGCTTGGAATGATGGAAATCACATACTACAATTTTACAATACAGCTGGTGTATTAAGAGGAACTATAGGTGGAAATGGAGCTAGTGCAGTTACTTATAATACAAGTTCTGATATACGTTTAAAAGAAAATATTACTAATTTAAATAACGGAATTGATATTATAAAGCAATTAAGACCAGTAGAATTTACATGGCGAAGTGATAATAGACGAGATTTTGGGTTTATTGCACAAGAGTTTTATCAAGTTATACCTGGACTGCGTCAGAATTTTTCTAGTTATTCGCATTGCGATTGTAATACAACAGATATGTCAAATGGCGTATTATGCAACTGTGAAAATTATGATCATGATGAACCAGTTGATAAAGAAGGTAACCCATTATATTATGGGTTAGATTATAGTAAAATTACACCATATCTTACAAAAGCATTACAAGAAACAATAGCAGAACTTGAAAAGTTAAGACAAGATTTTGAAGAATATAAAAACACACATCCATAAATTCGTCTATCAAAAATGACTAATTTTTCTTGTTAGAAATCAAACCATAAAATACTAATAAAAATTTAGTTTTTTACATTTTTGTGACGACAAATAAAAAATCATATGGGGTAGTATATGATTTTTTATCAAAAATATCAAAAAAGGGCTTATGCGTTAAAAGTAACTTATCTATTTTCAAAATTATTATTAAATGTAAAAAAACTAGGATATTCTGGCCAAACTACTTCAAATGGATACTGGGAATTTTGAGGAATATCTCTTAATTTTTGTCGATAAATCATACATTCTTTACGATAAATTTCATTTAAAGGATAATCCATCATTAAATAAAAATCAGTTTGGTATAATAATTCATTACGTGTTAGACGTATCTGTTTCCATGTTTCTGTGTCAACGGAACTTTTACCTTCATGCGTTACATATAAATAAATCTTTTCATCTTGTCTTCCTGCTTTAATAACAGATATATAATTTAATATTTCATCCGGAATTTTTACATGTTCATATAAATCTTCTGTATAATAACTAGATAACGTTAAACAAGGTTCCACTGAATCATATACATGATGCGTTGTTAAAAATTCTTTATGTACAATTATATACATTTATATTTTTATAAATCTTATTTCTTTAAGCTAAAAATGCTCTTGATTTTAAAAAAAATAAAAAAATATAGCTTAAAATATATTTTTTAACATATTTTTCTAAAAACGTGTTTTTTAGACATTTTCCAAATGTCCGTTTGATTTTTAACATTTTTTTTTGAAAAAATCGATTTGCAGTGCGGTTTTTTTTTGAAATCTTTTTTCAAAAACCTCTTTTTTCTGAAATTTTCTAATTATGGTGTGGTTTTTAGATAAAAAAAGTAGAAAAATCGATTTGCAGTGCGGTTTTTTTTTGAAAAAAATTTTGAGACCATAATTTTTAAAATTTTCTAAAAAACGCCAAAATCAAATAGCCTTTTGATGTTTTTTGATTTTTTTTTGAAAAAAATTTTTGAATTTTCGACTTTTTAAAAGGGTATCAATTATGGTTTGATTTCTTGCGGTGTAACCTTAATTTTTTGTTAAGAAATTTAGCAAAAATTTTTAATTTATTTTAAAAAAAATTGTTACCATGATTTTTTTACTTTTTAAAAACTACTTTTTTCAAACGACAAATAAGGAAATTTAGTAAAAAACGACCATTTTTGACTTTTTTAAAAGTGTATCAATTATGGTTTGGTTTTTAAAGATTTTTGCTAAAAAAAAGTTAAGGAAATTAGCGAAAAATATGAAAAAAAAATTTCCCTCGATGATTTTCGCACTTGTCAAAACTCATCAGTTTGCGACCGACATGTGAACTTTTTTGATAAGAAAATGAACTTTTCGAAAAAGAGGTGTTTACCGTCTCAAAAATAGGATTTTTTTATCAAAAAAACATTAAGAAAATTAGCGAATTTTGTTTTTTCAAATTTTGTCAAATTCATCTGTGTTTTATATGTTTTATATGTATTTCTATTGTTAATTATTCTTTAAAAAAACTAAGAAAAATCAATAAAAATAACATGAGACCATAAACAATGGTGTGTACACCAAACTCGCCAAATTGTCATCAAAACTCGCCAAATATGGTCGTGTTCACCAAACTCGCCAAAATCGGGTAAAGTCCTGGCAAATTCATTTTGAAAAAAAAATTAAAAATAAAAATTTCAAAAAAAATAAATTTATAGAAAAGTTTCCGGAAATTGGCGTGTTTGGTGAACACGACCATATTTGACGAGTTTTGGTGAAATCTGATGAGTTTGGGGTGTAGACCATACTTTATGGTCTGATTGTAAAAATATATGAAAAATTAAAAATATGTTGTTCGCCAAAATATATTTGGTGAGTCAATTGTTTAATTTAAAGTTAACATTATTAATAATTATAATAAATAATGTTAAATATGTTCAAAAGTCCTAAAAAAACGCAAGATATTAATAATGAAGATAGTTTGTTAGTTAAACAATTTAATGGTTTGAATATTCAAGTATATGGTACATATGAAGAACCATTATTTAAAGCTAAAGATATAGGTGAATTACTTGAAATGTCTAATATTAGACAAATTATTAAAAATTTCAACAATAAACAGAAGGGTGTAAGTTTAACTGACACCCCTGGAGGTAAACAAGAAGTTATATTTCTTACAGAACAAGGATTATACAAGGTTCTTATGAGATCTCGTAAGAAAATAGCAGAAGATTTCCAAGATTGGGTATGTGAAGTAATTGAAGAAATTAGAAAACGAGGTAAATACGATCTAGAAGAGCAATTAAGATTAAAAAAATTAGAAACACAAAAAATAATAGATGAGAATAATAAATTACTGGAAGAAAAAGAGTTACAATTGCAAGAAAAAGAACTTGAATTAATAAAGTATAAAGAAAAGGTTTATGAAGAAATTGAGAAAACTGGTCACATTTATGTTATTAAAACTGATGGTGGAACAAAAGTTGGTAAAACCAAAGATGCTGTTAAAAAACGAATCAAGGGACTCCAAACAGGTAATATGAATGACATCCAAGTGTTACTTGATTTTAAGACGAGTAATGCAGATTTATTAGAAAAGACAGTTCATTATATTTTAGAAAGATATAGGTGTAATAGTAACAGAGAATTTTTTGATTGTGATGTAGATTTTATAAAGACAGTAGTTGAAACTATTGGGAAAGTAGTAGATACATTAAAGTCATGTTACCAGCAAATTACCAGAGAAGAAATATTAGCTAAATTATCAGAAAATGGTATAAATATAAATTTAGAAACTACAAAATATGAAAGAGAAATAATGTATGAAAATAAAGAAAGTAATACTATTGTATTAGAAGAGGAAAGTGAGCTATATAATTGGTTAAATAATAATATAGAACCAACTAAGAATGGAATTTTGAGATTAAAGAAAATATGTGAACTGTATTTGGATACAGATAATGTTCATGCAAAATTATCGAATAAAATAAGATTAGAAATAGAAAAATGGATAAAAACAAGATATAAAAATCTTAATTATCAATATAAAGATTCATGTTTACATGGTGAAAGATATAGAGGATGGATTGGGCTAAAACTTAAATAAATATTAGTCTTTGATTACGATATCTTCAAATTTAATACCTATAGTTTCATCGACTAAATAACAAAATACGCCTAATTTTTGAACTAGATCTAGATTGTATTGTCTGTCATCGTAAAATATAGCTTCATCTGGTTTACAATTTAATTGTTCTAATATACGAGATACCATAATATCTTTATTTAAAGGATATTCGCATACAAACATATCAAAACAGTGATAGATTTCTGGATATTTGTGACAAAAATACGATTCTGCATCTACATTATGCGAAGCCATTGCTATTAATTTACCTTGTTGTTTTAAATTTTTAATTATCTTTATAATATAATGTTGATAATCTATTTTATTTTCATACTTGTTATTGATATATAATGTTTCATCATAATCAAAAATGTGTAAACGTTTATCAAGATATGTTTGTATTGTCATATTTTAATAAAAAAGTGTTGTATATTATATTCAATTTTTAAAAGTTTATTTTTTAAATGTATTCTTTAGCAATTTTTCCTAGATAGGTATCAATATTAGATGCAAATTGAGGGCACGCTTTAACTAACATTTGTGTTGATTTATCTTGTACATCAATTATTTTTTTTTGAAATTTAATAACATCT